ACGTCAAAGGATAAACAAAATGAGCAAAAGGACTGTACTCAAAGTTGAAATGTAAACAGGCTGATGCTATCTCCCACTCTCAACGTGCTATTGAGGACGTTGATGCTACGGGCCAAGACAATCCTTCGACCTATGTTCATACACTTGTTGAACAGCTTCTGAAGTACTCGGACGCGTAGACGGAATTGTCTTCACCTAGGGCCGCTGTTGTCAGCTCTTGGGCCGCGCGCAAAACAATGCAAAGGACGCCACGCGTTCCAGCAATGCGCAGAGCGTGCGCGCCCAACCCCTCACGCGTTCACGCCCCAGTCTCCGGACGCGATTCGAATCGACGACTAGTAGGTGATGAAAACGAAATTATTGCCGAATTCACGTTTTTTCTACCTCCAGCCTCCAAAACGCTTTGCCTTCTTTCTTCTGCAATTGGCTACGTCGATTCTGTACAGATTGAAACCTTCTTACACAGCCTTTCATATTCTTTCACTGGTTGAAACGTTGCCTCTATTCGTGCGGCCCACGGCGTGTCAGCCTCCATATCGTTTTTACAATCCCACAGCCTTTGCATAAAAGACCCACGTACAGCCCGTCGGCGGGAGGGGGATAAGTGCTTTTCCCATAGATTTTTTCTTCGTGGCAGGTTTTTACTCTCAGCCTACTTAGACGACTCTACTTATGTTCAATCGTGGGTGGCGTCGTGGCGAGTGAACATTGAAACTTCTCACGAGAGAGAGATAAAGGACGTATTGATTAGGAGTGATAAAGCGTTTCAGGTTGGTCACCCGAAGCACCGACATGAAATGAATGCAGGTAGCGTCACATCATAATTTAGAGCTATAGTGTCTTTCTTGACTACCCCCTACGGAGCAAAACTAAATGATTGAGCAAATACACAACCCCAAAGAAGGCGAACTGCTCTATCACTACTGTTCTGCTGATACATTTCTCGCCATCTGTAATGGAAAGAAACTTAGATTCAGCGACTTAAATCTTATGAATGACTCTCACGAAATGCAGTGGGGATATTCAATATGGGAACTCGCTGCTTCCGAGATCTACAAAATTACTGGAAAAGACTTCCTTGACGATATCGACGAAGCTTTTAGCATGGCCGGTTATAGAGCGTTCGTGCTTGCGTCATGTCTATCAAAAAACGGGGACTTACTTAGTCAGTGGCGTGCATATGCTAATGACGGCCGGGGATACTCAATAGGTTTCGACGCAAAAGCTCTGTCTCAAATGCCTTCTACCGCACTTGAAATCCTCTACGACAAAGACCAACAAGTAGAGTTAATTCGCAATTCGATAGCAGTAATTCATTTAATGGAAACCGCAAGAAATCACTCTCGCGGCGATGAATTTAAGGATCAATGCCTTAAGTTGTTTTTATATATGGCAGCTTTAAAAAACCCAGCATTCCGTGAAGAATCTGAGGTTAGATTGATACGCGCACTAGACGTTATGCCGAGCAACAACCATGTTAAGCTGGTCGATCCCGGCGGTATATCTTTCGGAAAAGAATTACATCCTGCGCCTATACCCTTTTATATGACTGAAAACGGCCCATGCGCCTACAGCGATCAAGACTTCAGTAATGAGCAGACCTTCAACCCTATTAAAGAAGTAATAATAGGGCCAAAGAATTCAGCCGGAACTAGCGGTGTTTCAGTTTTTCTGGAAACCGTCGGACTGCACTCAGTAAAAGTCCTTAAGTCACACATACCCTATAGATGACCCACACCTAAACAAGAAATTCAAAAACTGCAAGAAATAAATAAACTCATCAAATCGTTATTGGTTTTACCTCCGCAGCAAGTGCCAAAGTCAATGCGGCCCTTGATGTAAACGCTGCCGCATCGGTCGGGCTCGGCGCTGGTCCTGGTAAGTGAGTGTGCGCTGCCAGTTGAGTGTTCATCTGTTGCAGCAGATCCAGCATGTCACACACTACCTGAAACAAATTCACGCTTTCGGACCCGATCCAGTTTTTTGGTGCTTTCAACTGCTGACTGATCCCGGCCACGGTTTCCCGTAGGCCTTCGATCCGCTCCCGCATATCGCCACCTACCGTGGCGTTGTGCTCTTGCCCCACGACCAGATTCAGATTCCGACCCGTAGCCTGGTGCAGATCGTCCACCGCCGCCAGGCTCGCGGAACCGCCCGACATCAGCTTGAGCGCGCCTAGCGCCTCGATCGTTTTCACACCACCTACCGACTCGGTCGAGTGGTCATCGATTGTCTGCGTCTGGCTCTGGAACTGCTCGCGGTTGTCCAGAGCCTCCACTTCGCGCTCGATCGCATGGTCACGGATCTTGCCATCGGTTTGGCGTAGCCAGTTGCCGTCCGCATCGACGCGTTGCTGGGCGGCCTCGCTGTGCTGCCACACCTGATCCCCCTTCGGCACCTTGGGCATGCTCAACCCGTGCGGCAAGATCGATTGGATGTAGGGCTTGTTCGGCAGACCGTAGGCAAAGCACACCACGACCCGCGTGCCTTCCTCCGGAAAGGCATAAATACCCATTTCCTCGCCCCCAGTGGGCAGCGGCAAAGGAACTCCAGTGAGCGGCGGCATGGCCGGATCTGGCTCGTCATCCGGGCCAAGTACGACAATGTCCACCGCGTAGCGCGGACGGAAGTCGTCGCACAGTCCGGCGTCCGCCGGCGCGTCGGCCACGGCGGTAACCCGGGCAAATCGCGGCAGGTGGTAACCACCGGTGAGTTCGGGGAATTGGCGCTCTACAGCGCGGCGGATTGCGTCGTCCATCGGATGGCCATCTGGTCATTGGCGAGCGCCACCGTAGTGATGTGCTCGCAGTTGTTAATCGTTGCACCTGATCGCACCCCGGGAAGGACCGCGACCATCGCGCTCTGGTTGCCCTGGTAGCAGTCGAACAGCTCCATGGGAATTTGCAGCGGCGCACGTGCGCCGAAAAAACTGTCGGCCCAACTGCCGGCGAACACTTCACCGTTGCCCAGTTGGTGCCAGGTGAAGTCGGGAATGTTGAACACCCGGGCCAAACTGTCCATCGCCTGGTAACCGGCGGCGAGGCTGTAGAAATACGGCGCCTTCACGCTGGCATAAGGCCGATCGGGGACACGAAAACGCAACCCGGTCTGTTCGCTGACCTGAGCCAGCACGGCGCGCAGATCCACATGACGCAGATTCATCGGCATCGGGTTGGCCAGCACGGCAGCCAACTCACGACAGAACATCACCTGTTCGATCGCGTTGGCGGCGGTGCAGCGCTCGACGTAGCCGATAAAGTGCCGCTGCAGTGTGCCCTCGTTGTAGCCGATATCCAGCGTCACCAGCCCTTTCAGCGGCACAGGGGATTTAACTGTGAAGTTCGCCCGGCCGGGGCTGGTAGCGTCCAGCCTTACGTCCTCCTTGATAAGCGCGATCGGGGCGCCGTTGATGGAAAGTATCTTGTGCAGTTTCACGTCTGCTCACTCCCGCCCAGCCACTTATCCACACGGCCCAGCACCTTTTCAAAACCGCTCAGCGCAGGGTTGTCGCTGGTTCCTTCGCCGTTGCCGGCACCGACCGGACTACCCGGGCCACCTTGAGCGTCGACCTTGTTGCCGGCGCGCCGGCCTTCGACTTTCTCCGGGTTCGATTCACGCTCGCTCAGCGTGAATTGCACAAGCCAAGCTTTCAGGGTGTCCGCTTCCCGGGCGCTGACGCCGTCGGAGAATTCCACCTGACGCACGCCGAAGGCTTCCGCCGTGTCGTTCACGATCCGGTACAGGTGCAATTGCCCGCCACTGGCCGTGGTTTCAGCCATGCGCATCAGATCTGTCAGCTGGGTTTTATCCACAAAGGGAATCATCAGCGAGACGGCGAGCGTCTTGGGCTTAAAGCCCTTGTGCGCCTTGTCGGTGTTGCTGGTCTGGCCGGACATATCGCCGCTTTCGATTCGCAGATTGGCCGTGACCTTGAGGTTCTTGCCCTGGACTTTTTGTCCGTCGAGTAACAGCGTCATAGGCCCACCAGTTCCCGCACGAAGCTCAGCCCTTCTTTGCTGCCGACCAACAACAAGCCGGCGCACTGAATCCATTCGTGGCCCGGGGCATCGCCGGCCAACAGTTCGCGGCGTAATTCGCCGGCAGTGCCTGGGCCGATCATCCGCGCGCGCATGCTGACGTCAGGGTTGCCCCCGGCCAGCAGGTCTTTCAGGTCAGCCAATTGCTTATCTCGCCCCTGCTGCTGGGCGCTCTTGCGAGCTGCCAGCGCTGCCAGATCGGCCAACGGCGAGCTGTCAGCGGCGTAGCCTTCCAGCACGGCTATCTGCCCCGCCATCGACTGTTTGGCGGCTTTGACCACCGTGCAACGCTCCAGCGGCAAACCCTGCCAGCGCGGTAGAGTTCCGGCGCCGGGGATCTCCCACTTTTCACTTTCCAGTTTCACCAGGTGTTGCGCCCGGCGCTCGGTGCGCACCAGGTCAGGGATCGGCAGCAGTGCATTGAATCGCGCCAAGCTGCTGGCCAACTGTTCCAGCCGCGTGCCCAGGAACAGGATCGACAACGCGTATTGCGGCCCAGTCGGACGCCCGCTGTCGCTGGCGTCTTCCAGTTTCTTGGCGAGATGTTCCAGCGCGTTGGGCGCGGATAGAAAGCGCTGATAGCCGGCGCCCTGGCCAACGCCGCTTTGAAATGGCGTCACGACCAGGCACGCCGGAACCTGCCCCATCTGCTCGGCCAGCGCTGCGCGTCCGGCCGCGATCGCGCCTTTTGCTGCATCACCGACCGGCCCCGGGTTGGTGTTGGCCAGTCCACTCAGGCCAGCCAAGCGCTGGGCGGTGCTGGCCAGTTCGCCACCGGCCAGATCCTTGGCCGCTGACAGCCCGGCCATCCACTGCGTGGCCTGCTCCGGCCAGCGCATTGTCACCGGTGCCCAGGTCATGC